CTTAATCTTGGCCCTTTGGTGGAGATCATATACAAGGGCAGAGAGAAAACTAATGAAAGCATTGTTTCGTTCCTTAATAAGATCTGTGAAGTGGAATTTGAAAAGTATATTGAGAGTTCTTATGAAGCGTTGGCCTCGTACGTAAATGCTTACGATCAAAAGATGTTCATGAAACGAGAGAACATCGCAGACCGTGGCATCTGGACAGCAAAGAAAAGATATATCTTAAATGTATGGGATAGTGAAGGTGTTCGTTATGATGAACCAAAACTGAAGATGATGGGTATCGAAGCAGTCAAATCATCAACACCTGCACCTTGTCGTAAAATGATTAAAGATGCACTTAAATTAATGATGAATGGAACTGAAGAAGATGTAATTGAATTTATTGACAATGCTCGTAAAGAATTTAAAACCTTGCCACCAGAGGATATATCATTTCCACGTTCCGCATCTGATGTTGTAAAGTATAAAGCATCATCTACAATCTATGCTAAAGGAACACCCATACATATACGTGGAGCATTGTTATTCAATCATTATATTAAAAAGAATAAGTTGGATAATAAGTATTCATATATTCAAAATGGTGAGAAGATTAAGTTCTGCTATTTAAAGAAACCAAATATTATTCACGAGAATATTATTTCATTTATTCAAGACTTCCCAAGAGAACTCAAGCTTGACAAATACATAGATTATGATCTACAATTTGAAAAAGCATTCTTAGAACCACTCAAAATTATTCTTGATTCGATTGGGTGGAGTGTTGAGAAGACTGTAAACTTAGAATTATTTTTTGCATAATGGATTTTTTAAAAGATATTGTAAAAGAGATAGGAGATGACTTTACCCAACTCGCATCCGATATTGATGAAACTGAAGTCTTCATTGACACAGGTTCGTACATTTTTAACGGACTTATATCAGGGAGTATATTTGGTGGTGTATCTAATAACAAGATCACTGCAATTGCTGGCGAATCTAGCACTGGAAAAACTTTTTTCTCTTTGGCAGTCGTCAAGAACTTCCTTGATACTAATCCTGATGGTTACTGTTTATATTTTGATACTGAAGCCGCTGTTAATAAGTCTCTACTTGCAAGTCGTGGAATAGATTTAGATCGTCTTGTAGTTATAAATGTAGTGACCATTGAGGAGTTTAGAACGAAAGCATTAAAGGCAATTGATAAATATATGCAAATGCCCATAGAGGATCGCAAACCCTGCATGTTTGTGTTAGACTCTTTAGGAATGCTTTCTACTGAGAAAGAGATAAGAGATGCATTGGACGATAAACAAGTTCGAGACATGACTAAATCTCAACTTGTGAAAGGTGCATTTAGAATGTTAACACTTAAATTAGGTCAAGCAAATGTCCCGCTTATTGTCACAAACCATACGTACGATGTCATCGGAGCTTATGTCCCAACGAAAGAAATGGGTGGAGGCAGTGGACTCAAGTATGCAGCGAGTACAATCATCTATCTCGGACGTAAAAAAGAAAAGGATGGTAAAGAAGTCGTTGGAAACATTATCAAAGCTAAGACTGCTAAGTCGCGTTTAAGTAAAGAAAATAAAGAAGTTCAAGTCAGACTTTATTTTGATGAAAGAGGTCTTGACAAATACTATGGTCTCTTAGAACTTGGGGAGATAGGTGGTATATGGAAAAATGTTGCAGGTAGATATGAAATCAATGGAAAGAAAGTATATGGTAAACAGATTCTCGCTAATCCTGATGAATACTTCACACCAGAAGTAATGCAAGCATTAGATGAGATAGCACAAAAAGAGTTTAGTTACGGTTCTTAATGAAATCTATAGAAATTATTAAGAAAAACATAAATGTAAGTAGAGTAGTAAAACAACTAAAGAAAAATCCTCAAGATTGGGATCATCAAAAACATATTAAAGATTCTAAATCTCTCTTAGATCGTGGGTTTGATGACCTACCAGTTAGTGCTCTTCAACTTATTATGGGTGGTGTAAAAAATGAAAAGGATTTTGTTGGTGATTCGCAAATAAACATAAGGACTCCTGCATATGACCACCACACGGAAGTTAGGAAAATTTTACGAAAAGAATTTAAAGGGAAACCCTTACATCGTTGTGGGTTTCTCTCTCTCCCTATTGATGGCTATGTGGGTGCTCATATTGACGAGGGTGTTTATTACCATACAAGAAATAGGTATCATCTCTCCATCTTAGGTAAGTATCAATATTTTTGTGGTGAAGATACTATAATAGTTGACCCCGGAACTCTTTTCTGGTTTAATAATAAACAACCACACGGTGCTGTAAATCTTGGTGATGAAACTAGGATAACTTTTGTTTTTGATATTCCTCATGATTGAACAGATAGATAACCTTTTAACGAAAGAAGAATGTAATAAAATTATTGACTATGCAAAGGGTCTCGATATGGGAACCTATGATAAAGGAAGATATGACTATAGTTACATAATGAGAAGAGGCCAATACATGGAAACTGCATTTTCTCATCCTGTTTTACAACCTGCATATCGTGCTTTGGTTGCACTAAAAAAATCATACATAAAAAGTTTTCCAGAAGTAAATAATTTAGATCCTTGGACATTAGATTATGTTAGATTTAAGTGGTGGAAACCAGAGAATTATTATGACGCATGGCATTCTGAACATGACTTTCACCAACCTTACAGAACTCTTTCTTTTTTATTATATTTGAGTGATAATAATTGCTCAACACACTTTAGAAGATATAAGAGTGTTGCCACCAGAGCAGGACGTGGTATAATGTTTCCAGCATACTTTACACATGAACATCGTGGAGA